TTATTTTACCACTCATAATATCTTTTGCTTTTACAGTTTGGTAAACATCACCATTTACTTTCAACTGTAATTCTTTTGTTGACTCATTAAACTCAACTGAAAAGACATGAGTCATGACAACGCTCTTTGGTTTTACTTCCCATTCAGGCTTTAATACCAAGGCTTCGCCAAGCTTTTCAGCAGCTGTCATAGATCTAAGAAAATCATTTGTTTCCTTATGTCTATCTGTCTCAGCTATCTCTTTTTCTGTTTTCATGATAACCTCTTTGTTAGTATTTTTAAAAAACATGAATTTCTTATAAACATTTTCATGGGATATGCAAGGAAATTATGTTATAGGATAATATAAGATTATGACCAAATATTTTTTAATTATGTATATGTGTAGTATGTTAAGTGGCCAGTGTCCGTCATCACATGTCACTGGATATACATTTGAAACTCACTCAGCCTGCGTGGAATATGGCTATAGAGTGGCACATGGGACCTTTAAATCGTTAGAAGAAACTGAGGAAATGGACCAAGAATACATAGAAAATAGCAAAATTGTGGTCAGATTTGATTGTAAGCCTATTTTTGTACCGAAACCTGTTGTACCCCTCCCAAAACCCAAAACGAACGCATAGTTGCATACTAGTCACATTATGTTATATAATAATACATGAAGCTATATCGCGTCCAAGCAAAATATAAAAACATATTACTTGATGAGATGCTTGAGGCTGAGAACGATAAGGCTGCTCTTGACACGTTTTACAAGAAGGTTGAGTCAGGAGATGTAACAGAAAAGGATGCTGGTGGGTTTTTAGATCCTAACAGACTTTTCATAACCTTCGAGGAGGTTGACCGAAATGCAACTACAAAAGTTAATAACGGAGAAACTTCAGTTGGAGTCCAAGTGGGCGGGCAAAGCGTTGGAACAAGGTAGAGTTACGCCAGACATGAAGTGGATCGATATTAAAATCAAAGATCTTAAAGTTAAGATCAATGAACAAAGTGTTGAAGACGCACAAAAAGGTCTTTTTGATATAGCTAGTTAACCTAGCTAAAAAAAACTAATTTTTTTCCCAAGGCTACTGCGCTCTAAATTTTCGTAAAAGCATTCAGTGTCGCATCTAGAATAGAACCCCTGCATCAGGTGGTCGTCTATTATTCAATAAAATAAAAAAGTCAAAAATTGCTTGTGGTATAATTAAGAATAAAAAAAATAGGAGAGCAAAATGTACTGGACACCACAACGAATAAAAGAGTTAAAAGAAAAAGGATATAAGCTTAAGTTTTATGTTTATGATCCTAGGTTAAAAGATCTTACCTTTGAAGAGATTGAGAAGTTAGAGAAAAAAGAGTTTAAGGATTCCTGAAAATTACAATCATGAGAGGTTTAATATAACCAATTTTGTTTGGATCATCCTCCGTGCCATCGTCATGACCAAATCTAAAACCACGTTTAGGTTTTTTTAAAAACCTTATCTCACAATTTGTATTGTGATAAATGTAATCGTGAAAATATTTTGTATGTGTTGCAGCAGGTAATAAAAAAACACCAGTAAAATTATTTGTGAAAAATGCTTTTTCTACAAATTTAGGTATCTTCATGTCAAACAACGGATGAATGTAAGCAACCTCACCTGTCCAATCCTTATCTAAGCAGCTGTTCTCTATCGTGTAATATTTAGGCAACAAGTGATTTTGATCAGATGCGCAGCAATCTACAGTAAACTTAAATTCTTTTTTTAGATCCTCCCAAATATCTTTAGGAGTTCTTAAGTATTTCATTTTGACAGCTGAAAAAGAAAGATTCTTTTTATCTGACCGATCAATTGACCAAGGTTTCATTAATAAAAATAAGTAGTTTTTTTGTACAATGTTTTTAATTTTTTACCATCAAAGTAATATCCCTCAATTTCTCTATTACTCTTTCGCTTCACCCCAACTTTTGCCGAGGGCCACATCAACTTTGAAAGGGACTTTAAGATTTTCAATAGCATTTTCCATCACCTCCTTTACTCCTTTAATATCATTTTCATCATTTATTGAAAAGCATAATTCATCATGTATTTGTAAGATAGGTTTAAACCCATGCTTGTAACAATTAATCATTGCTTGTTTTGTTTGATCAGCTGCTGATCCTTGAATAAGTCTATTCAAAGCTTTGTAGGTAAAAGCCCTTCTAATGTTGTTACCATAGATTGCTTTAGCCTCTTCGTATTGCATGGCCTTATTCATTCCGAAGGTAGCAGGCTCCCACATGTCAAATCGGCATTTACGACCCCTTATCGTGCGAATAAACCCATATTTTGAGGCACTACCAGTAACTGCTTCTGCTAATTTTTTAACAAAAGGCACCCTAGTATGATATTTGTTCAACAAATTTTCTGCATTATCTTTTGAGATACCAAGTTCTCTACCTAATTTGGCCTTACCCATACCATAAAAAAGACCCAAATTGATCGTCTTTGCCTGTGTTCTACTTATACCTGCCATATCAGCTACTATCTGATGAAAGTCGGCAGCTTCGTTTTTATAAGCTTCAATAAATTCATCTGCACCACTAAAATCTTCATTAACACTTGCAGCGTAATGTGCAACTAATCGTGGCTCTTGTTGGCTATAATCAAAACTACCCCATTGTTTTCCTTCTTCAGGTAAGAATAAACTTCTTATCTTGTCTCCAAACTCTTTATTTCTTGCAGGTATTTGTTGCAAGTTAGGGTTAGAGTATGACAACCTACCAGAAACTGTTCCACCCTGATCAGATCTTAATTGATTTATTTCTGAATGTATTCTACCTTTGTGAACAAACCTTTGAATGGAGTCGATGAATGTTGAATGGAATTTATTTATTTCTCTTGCTTCTCTTATTAGTTGCGCTATCGGGTTATTACAATTCACTAGCCAGTTTTGGGTAAAGCTTGGTTCTCCGGTTTTCGGTGTTCGTGGGTAATCAACACCTATCCTATCAAACACCTGAGCTACAGATCTTGCAGCCCAAATATCAGGCTTCATAGTAGTTTCCTGTTTTATTTTTTTTAACACAAGATGTTCTTTCTCTTTAAATTCTTTTTTTAATTTTTCTGCTTTTTCTTCATCCACTCTTATACCTCTACGTCTTGTCTCAATTAATATAGGCAGCAGCTCCATCTCCATTTCCCAAACATCGTTAAGACTTTGTTTTGTAATCTCTGTTTTAAATCGCTGCCAAAGCTTCAATGTTAGACCTGCATCTTGTTCTGCGTAAAAACCTACATAGCCTGCAGGAAGTTTCCAAAGATCTGCCTTAGCATCAATACCCCACTCTTTTGCTTTTTCATTTAAAAATGTTTCGTTTTTTATCTCTCCTAAATAATCTTTCGCACATGCATTCAAACTAAAACTAAATCTATTTTCATTTATAAGTGCAGCAGCTATCATCGTATCTACAATAGGACCATTGATTTCAAAACCATTTACAAGCAGCCAACCGACATCATAACTAGCATTGTGAAATATTTTAGTGGCTGGTGTTTTTAAAACTTCTTGCATCCAAGCTGTAGTAATTGCAGAGTCCATATTACCACCCGCATCATGATGAATTGGAAAATACCATTGTTGATCAAAAGCAGCTACAGCAAAACCCACGATGTGTCCATCAAAGGTAGCCCAACCTGCACCTTTTGTTTTTATATTAGGATCCTTAGTTTCAAGGTCAATTGCTATTTCTTTAGCGTGTCTTAAATCTGGATATTCATTAGGACAAACCCAATCAGAATCATTGTAAATAAAATTTAATTGGTGTGTCATAGCTTTTTAAAAATAAAATATGTTATAATAGCTGCCACAAAAATTGCAATTATCCCGACACCCAACATGCCCAATCCATATTGTATTGTCATTTTTTTTTTGTGTCTTTTAATTTTTTGATTTCTAACTCGCAGTAATGTTTTATCTTTTCCAAATCTTCAACACCATTTTTGAAACGATACCTACAAACGTACTTAATTACATTCCCTTGAAAGAACGATAATTCATTTTTTGAAATAAATTCATAAGGTTGAATATGAAAGTGTTTGTAGTGAGATCCCCCGATTTGTCTATCTTGTGGAAATGCATCATCAAACATATCTTTGTTTGTCATAATTTAAACTCCTGCAGTATTCTTATTTTCTCCTCAGCTTGTGATATTTTTTCAACTAACTTATCAGCTTCTTCTATATGCTGCGGGTGTTCACCGATTGCTACAGGCTTTTCTAAATATATTTTAAGCGTAGCCTCGGCTTCAGATATTTGTGCGTTGTATCTATCTTCCAGCGCACTAAGTATTAATTGTCTAAACATAGTTTGCCTCGTATAATTTAAAATACTTTCCTAATGGAAAGTTATATTGATGGTTTGTACCTAGCAGATGTAGATTTTGTTTACATCGAGTTACACCCGTATACCAAACTCGAAGTTCTTTTACTTTTTCTGCTAAATTCTTTTTGTCAAAATGTGATGGAAAGTTACATTTACTGGCTAGCACCACATTATCTGCCTCTCCACCCTTAACTTGATGTATTGTATCAATTATAATTTTAGGTGGTTGCGTAAGATCCACACCTTCTTTCATTAATTTATTGAAGTATTGTTTATCTTTATCTTTAAATTTTCTCTTAAACACTTGATTCCAAGGACCTTTCTCGTCTCGCATACCACACCTTAAATGTAATTCGTCAAAAGTAAACACTTGATTTGGGTGTGCAAAAGACCATTTTTTGCTGTCCTGTGACCGGTATCCGTGGTCTATGTTTAATAAATATTCATACATGATACAGGCTTCTTCTCGTGCTATCGCACCACCCTCGCAAACTTTCTCCCATAATTGAATCGCCATGAATTGATTCGGATCAAACGATTTATTATTCTTTTGATCTTGATAGTATAGGCCAAGGTTCTTTGCCTCCTGCTGCAGCTCTCTCTTCACATCATTTATTCTAGCTAGCACCATCCAACTACCATCTAAATCCCAAGGCACTTTCTTCAATCCATTCCATCTTTGTATAGATCCATCTTTACCATTAGAATAAAACTCTTTCTCTATTCTATTACTACCCATCGAATGCAAAATGCAGCTAGAAAAAAAATGTATATTCTTATTCAATCGTACACTCTTTTTCAAAACAAGAGACTTGCCAGGAAAAGTTTGAAACAAATTAACATCTGCACCATTCCATTCATAGATTGCCTGATCATCATCGCCTGCAATGTAAACTCTGTCTACAGCTTCAGCTATCTTTACAACCATGTCCCACTGCAAAGGTGTAAGATCTTGAGCTTCATCAACCATTAACACCTTAAATGGTATTACCAAACCATCAGTAATATATCTTTGCACCATGTCGGTAAAATCTAATCTGTCAGGTGTCCGTTGTCCGTTCTCCAGTTCCATTGTTTTAAATTCTTCGTAACCATTTATAATTGATTTAAATTGTTGTAACCTCACAGCTTTCCTAGATTGCTGTTTGTAAAGCCATACAGGATCTACCTTCATGTTTCTTGCTCTATCATATATTTGTAAGGACCAATTATTATAAACTTTAGCATCATCATGGCCCTCTTTGTAATTCACTTTTATAGTTCCGTATTGAGTATGAAACATTAACATATCAGCTTTTGGATCTTC